CACGCTTACCGCCATCTATCGAAGTACGCCCGCAAACCAATGTTTTACCACGGAAATAGGTGTACAAACCCATTTTACTTTTCAGATCATCCAGTATCTCACTCACCAACTTTTTGGAGTAGCGAACCGAACCGATAGCTGTATTATCACACAGAACCGTATAACCCGGTGCAATTTCGTTGAGTAACTGTTTAAGCGTACAGGATGCTTTGCTTATACTTACCGTTTCGCGCTTCAACATGTACATTTCATTCTCAAGCGTTATCTCTATCGGCACTCCGGTAGTAATCTTGAAAATATAGCCTGTAAATTCTTCGAATAGATCACCGTCGTAACCTAACTTTATAATTACCGGGTCGCCCGCCTGAAAAACATCATTCACTTTGTACCGGTCAAAATCTTTTACCTTTCGTGGCAGCGTTACACTGGCCGTATCGGTCAATTTCTTCCAACTACACTCTGTCTTTACCTTGCTAAACTTTCGTATCGTTATTTTTGCCCGATTACGGATAGCCGGAAATTCAATTTCTCCATAAAAAGGTACTGTCATACATCTACTATTAAAAAATCTTCATCACTTGAGCATTCCATTTCAAATTGCATCATGCCAGGCTTACCTTGTACAGCAGTAATATTCAAACTTTCAATAGCAATTCGATTGATTTCCTTTTCAAAGAAAATTCTGCCCTTTGAAATTACAATTGAATCAGCAATAGCATTTAATTTGATCAAATAATATAATTGTTCTTTAGCTGTTTTGTGCGATTTTCGGCTTTCATCATCTAGACAAATGCCTCTTATATTTATTTTCCAATCCTCAAAACCGAATATTTCTTTTACCGTTCCCGAACTTCCAATCGTTGGTGTTTTAGCAATATTCTTATTTCTCGAAAAATCAACTATCGTTGCCAACGGGAACTCAAAATCGCTATATTCTTTGTCGACAAGTTTTCCCGAAACTTTATCATAAACCTTATAATTTCCACCTTTTATGGTGAAAGTTCCCACTACAGGAGTACCAAACTGACTCAACCGATCATATTCCTCAGCACTGGCAACAGACATGTTGTAACTCATATCCGGTTCAGCATCGTTGCTAATGCCAGGGATATAATATACCGGCTGTCCAAATACATCTTGCAGCAATGCAACCGCAGTACCAATACTAATAATAGGGTTATAGACGTTCATTTTTCTTTCTTTAAGCCCCCTTTAGGGGGTTGGGGGTCACTGATCACTGCAAAGCTACCGTTGCATCTCTCAACCTGTCATTAATGGCACGAATAACCGTTTCGGCTATCGACTGTACATCACCACCGCCTGACACATTGAAGTAATTTTTAATTTCAATCTTTTGATTAATAGTTTTTGCACCACCTACACCACCGCCCGAACCTGATAGGCCGCCTTTGCCCGAACCTGATTTTCCAAAATCAAGATTTTTAGTTGGTATAATTGGTGTTACACCTTTTTTCGATAAATCAACCGACTTCTTATCATCACTGATTTTTGAAGCGTTATTGTCAGCCGTTACGCGCTTTTGCATGTCGGCCATGTTTGGCATTTTAAATGCTTTGAATGACTCAACAGCACCCTTAAAATCCAACGTGATTACTTTGTACATGATAGTGGCCAGTTGACCGAATAAATCTTTCATGTAGTACACAATTGGCTTGATTTTAGCGTACATGTTTTCCCATCCACCACCAAGCGCACCAATCTGATTAATAAGTAAAGTGATATCTCCCCACAAACCTTTTACAAAGTACCAGGCATTTTGTATTGGGCGAACAATAGCATTAAAACTGACTTCAACCAAATAACCTAACCCTGAAAGAATATCTCTGAACAATGCCGACTCGTTGTACAGGTTTTTGAAATACGCGATTGTATCAAGTATCCCTTGACCTATAGAATTGATAACCGGCAATGCTTTTGCTCCAAGTTGCATCATACTTCCCTGAAGCATATTTGTCAACTGATGCCAACTGTCAAGCGGAGTCATTGAGTTCTTATACGCCTCACCAAGTTGTCCCTGGCTATGCGTTGTGAAATCAATAATTTGCCGAAATTTATCAGCATCTTGAGATGCAGTTGCAAAAAATGCACTAGCTTCTTGATCTAATCCGAGTTTTCCGTAAAAATTAGCACTATCTAAATCACTTAATCCTCTGGTTTTTTGAGCTAATTGATCAACAATAGAAATCATTGGTTTTATCTTCCCAGTGCTGTCATAAATGTCAATACCCAATTCTTTGAAAGATTTAATTTTCGCAGTATCTTGAAGTGCTTTCATTGCATTTTGAATCAACGTTGTTGATCGTTCAGCCGTTTGACCCTGTGCGGTTAAGTAAGCCCAGGCGCCGGCAGTTTCATATAATGCAAATCCTGCTTTTCTTGCATCAGGTATTATTTTAGGTAAATACTGTGCAACATCACCAAATTCAGCTTTACCTTTGTTCAAAGTGGCAAAAAGCACATCATATACTTCATTGATATCGCGCCCGGAAGAATTCATTACTGATACAGCAGCATTACCAACTACGCCCACATCTGCAAAACCTGCCTTTGCAGCTTTCAATGTTGGCTCAAGTACCTGAAGCGATGTGTTCACATCCAAACCGGCACTGATAATTTTATTAAATGCATCGGGTATTTGTTCAATCGGGGCAACATTGTTCTTGCCAATTGCAAGCAGCTCATCAGACAAACCGGTTAGTTCTTTTTTTGTCAACTGAGCGGTTACATTTATTTTGGCAAGTCCACTGTCCCAACCAAGTGCCATATCAATGCTTTTATAAGCAGCTGCCCCAAGAGCGGCAGCCCCCGCAGCGGCCAACATATATGGATTAGTCAACATGCCTATTGCATTACCAACACCAGGTACCTGACTAGAGATAGCATCCATTGCCTTACCTGAACTTAGTTCCAACTTATTGATACCGGCAAGCGGTTTTTCAATAGAGGTTGTAACGCCTTTCATCGGACCGGTTACTTTATCAATAAGTTCAAGTATCCATTGTGTGGTTTGAGCTGACATTGTTGAATGCTTCTATTATTACGTTGGCCGCTGATATGATGGCCGATTTTTTATTTGCGTGGTTTACTTTGTTCATGTACAAGAACTCAGCATAAAGTTTACACCACCTTTCGTAGTCCAATGTTTCAGGCTCAATGCCATATTCCTTACGGATGATGGCGTCGCCTTGTTTTATCAGACTACTTTCGATTTCTCGAACGTTTCTCTTTATGCGTTGACTAAAAAACTTTGATAAGGCTTCACCATCTGTTTAGCCTCAGTCACAAGCCCAATGTACACCAACCCATCCTGTTTGATAATTTCAGTATCACCGGCAACAATTAGGTTTGCAACAACACAATTCATATATCCGTCATTATCGCCCTTTTCTGCGTAGTCAATAAGTAATCGAATAGTACTTGCATCCGGACGTTTCACAGCATAACTATAGAATTCACCTTTATCAGTAATATTACCATCTGCATCATAAGTAGGCGGTTCAATAACTACTGTAAGAATCTTTATCTTACCATGCTTTAAGGTCAAATCTTTGATCTGATCAGCCGTAATAGTGCAATTAGTTTTCACATATTCACTAAGTGGAACAATAGCCACAGCGGCCAATGCATAACCCACATGTTCACTCGAAATGTTTTGCGCAAAATGCGCTACTGAAGTACACGCCTGAGCGTTACCAAAACAGAAAAACGCAGTAGCCATCACAGCCACTAAAAGCAATAATTTGAATTTGAAATTTGATTTCATAATCGTATTTTTTGAATTTGTAGTTTGTTATTTAAATAGTATTTAAACAGTGACCATTTTACTGATCACTGTTTACTGATAACTGATCACTGTTTACACGTTCCACTCAATTTTTCCACCAACAAACAAGTCGGCTTTGTAACCTATCGTTTTATCGCCTTGCTTCACAGCCACACCGCGACCTTGAATCATGCAATAAGGGATGATATCGGTTACTTTCTTGAAATCGTACTCGTATTCCACAATGATGGGAAAAGGTTTTATATCGCTTAACATGCTGCCTTTCGGTAATGCTGCCTGAATGGCGTTCCATTCCTCTGTATAAAGCGTTATCGAACACTTTGCAGCATATTTCCCTGTACCGTAGCCTACGAAAAACATACCCGCTCCTGGCGCACCTTCAATTTCCACCGAATCATCATACGACAATTCTGTGAATCCTTCCACATTACGACCAAGTAGGTTCATTGTGATGGAGTTCCATCCGGCCATTTTGCCGAATTTGTTTACAATAGTTGGTTTATTCATCACTATTCAATTTTAGAAGTTAAACCTAAGTCAACATCAAATTCGTGAACAATGTCACCAACTTGTACCTGTGCCTTGATAGCCATAGGAGTACTTTCATTCACCACTTGAGCGGGATTGATGTACACATCGGCAGCATCTATATTACCGGCATTGATCATCGGTTGCAATTTGTCCAGTACAGCGCGCTGAGCACTTGAAATCCATGTAGAAGCAATATAGCCGGTCGACGTTTCTTTCGGAACTTTAGAACGAACCTTCGGAATCAATGTACGGCGAATGATACGAGCCGCTTTGTTCCAAATACAATTCAGATTGAAGTAAGCGTAATCGCTCGAACTGGTCACTGCCGTAGCAGAACCCGAAAGATAAAAGCCGCTAAAGTCAGCAAAAGAGCCAACATAGATATAGCCTTTATTACTCAAAGCCTTTTGCTGTGCCAGTGTCAGGTTGGCAAATGGAGTTCCATCGCTCAACGAGGCCGAAAGCCAACGCCCGGTTATCTGATCGGTAAGTGAGTAACTTTCTTCACCCTTACGGCTCGACGGCTTCACTTCAATATCAACAGAACCCAAGTCCTCATGAACTTTCCGCACAGCTGCCATCCCTAATACAGTACCAACGGCAGCGCGTTTTGCATAAGCCGCATTCAATGCCATTTGTGCCGGGTCACTTCCCACCACTACACTTACATTGGCAGCAACCAAAGTTCTAAGGTCGAATATATCTACACCGGCAGCAAAGAAATTCCCAGCTGATGTTTTAGCTATACCTTCCAGTATCACACCGTCAATCAGGATATGCTCCAATGCAAATGCATTCACCATACCTTGCAACGCCAACACATCCACGTTTATCACGTCCAGCGCAGCCGAAGTAATTCCCGAAATACCGATTATATTCCTGTCTTTAATACCACGAATTGCACCAAGAATGGCAACATCAGCCACCAAATCGGCAACCGTAATAGTTTTAGCCACAGGCAATAAATGGAATGTGAATCCGGGGCACAAGCGAAACATTTCACTCAAATGATAATGAGTTAGTTCGCCATTCAAAGCATCACTAGCGGCAGTTATGCCCAATGCTTCTACCGCTGTCATGTCGAGCAATTCATACACAGTTTTGTGTACTACAGTGCCCGTTGCAGTTAAACCGCACACCAAAACAATGACCCTATCCTCATTGTCAGATGTGCGACCTAAACCACCATTCAGCTTATTTATATTTGCACCATTGAAACTCATTACGCAGGAGTATTAGTTGTTTCGTCAATTTTAGCAACTGCATTTTCGGCAGTTTTCACTATTTTTTCAGCCACTTTTTTTACAAGCTTTTCAACTTCTTTACTTTTCTTGGTACCTGATGTTTTCGAAGCCCCGTTCCCTGAGCTTGCCGAAGGGGAGTCTGCCGAATGTTTTTCTTTAGACGGGGTCGAAGGGGCGTTCAATCCATCGCGGGTAAATGGAGCTAACTCCAACTCTTTACCGTAGATATTTACCTTTGAATGGTTCTTTGCAGCTGCATCACCGTCATCGGTAATAAAAGCCTGACCATCCGAAGCAACTGACACCTTTTGTGCCTTTGGGTAGCGTTTCAAAATATCAAGAGCAATTGCTTTTTGATCATCTTTCGACACTATATTTAATTTCGCTTTTGTTTCCATATATGTTTTATGAAAAAATGAATACTAATCTTTTTTTACAATTTGTATTCAGTTATCAGCCGTCAGGTTTAAAACTGATTACTGATAACTGTTTACTGATAACTGGGGGTCTGTTACGCTACAATTCCGCTAACCAATGCACCGAATCCATATTCGTATACGCGGTCAATCAAGCCATAAGCCTGAAGTCTGAATTCAGATGTTGGATTGGCTGATGTAGTATCAATTGTTTCCGGTTTATACAGAATTTTTACGCTATCCAAGTGATATATTGCATTTGGAGCATAGAAAAATAAAGATGCACGTCTGTCTGTCGAACCAAGAGCTGCACCTTTAGCTTTTTTAGTACCATCAGCAGCATAAGCCAATACAGAATTGTTTTCAAAGAATTTGAATCCCATTACAGATTTCACTTTACCGGTAGTCACATCAAAGAAGATATTTTTGTCAGCAAAATACTGAGCTGAGTCACGGTCAAGCATTAAATCGGTTGAGTGCTCAGGGCAAAGAATCATATAATACTGACTTTCGTCAGGTAAATTCAATCCTTTGATTTTTTCCAAATACTTGATGTAATCGGCAAAGGTTGCACGTTTACGACCTGTACTGTCATCAGCACCTGTTGTGCGCATTACTGGCATATCTGCATTAGTTGATACAGATGGAGCAAGTTTCCACATCACGTGATCGCGAATACCGCGTTTCATTGCTTGTGTATGAGCCGTGCGAGTCATATTACGTTTATCGTAATTTAAACCTCGAACTTCAGCATCATCTACCTTTGTAGGGTCAGTATCATACTTTTCCCATTCTACAAAAGTCTTTTTACCTTCCATCTTCTTTGCAGTAAATCCTTCAGTATTGTTCACTGTGAACCCTACATTATTGATCAACATATTGAAGCGGATACCATCGGCAGTAATTGCTCCGGGATTAGCACCCGGCAACACGCCTAAAAAATCATCCTTATCGTTCTTGAATTCAAGAAGCAATTGAGGTGCAACGTATTGATTTAACCAGTTGCCGGTGTCAGTTGTAGCCATAAATTTATTTCTGTTTTTATCACTCTTTTACTCTTATCCCCTCTCATTAAGGAGAGGGGGCAGGGGGTGAGGTGTGTGGAGTTATTATTTTAATCCGTTACGTTTCTTGTAATCAGCCCACAATGCATCGTAAGCCTCAGGCTTTTCTTTTTGCAATGCTTCTAATGCCGAAGGAGTTTCCTGTAATTGTTCGAAAGTCTTACCATTGTAAGTAGAGCCCAATCCATCAGCTGAAGCAATAATTTCAGTCGATAATTTTGAAACAGCCTGAATACTATCAAGTACTTTCACAGTTGTTTCGTAGTTTGCTTCCAACATAGATTTCCAGTTGGCGCGTGTATCCGCTTTGATACGATGTTCCTTTTCGGCCTTATCAAGGGCAGCCTCGATTTTTCCCGCTTTCTCAGTTTTTTCTTTTAGCTCAGTCGCAGCGACAAGAGCATCATAATCACCGGCTTTCTTTGCATTTTCAGCAATACGAGCGGTGATGTCAGGTTCGGTAGCTGTAGCAGCCATTCCGAGCGTTTTTGCAATAGCTTGTAAATCCATTTCTTTTTCAATATTTGATTGTGAATTAATAATATCCTCGGGTGAGAAATTTAGCGGCGAACCAATTGCTTTGATAGATTCGGCCAAAGCCTTGGTAACCTTTACAGGTTCTTTAATGTCAGTAATAAAACCCCAGTCTTTTGCTTCCTGTGCTGTCATCCAAAAATCACCACCATCCCATTTAGCTTTAAAGTCAGCTTCAGGCTTTTTCAGTTTAGCCTTGTAGGTTTCGTAATAAGAGGTAGTCATGTTCTTGAGCAACTTCAAATAGTTTTCCATTTCAGTCTCATCGCCGCCAACATAACCGGAAGGTTTGTGAACCATAAACTGACCATTCTTGGCCATGGTAAAATTCGAAGCCTTTACAGCAAGGTAAGTTCCCGCACTGGCAACAATAGCTCCACCCTCACCGGTATACTCACCAAATAGCTCAACTAGGATATTGTAAATCTCATTTGCCTGAAAGCAATCACCACCATTAGTCATAATGTACACATGGCATGAAGTTGCCCCGGCATCCTTCACCGCCTGGCATCGTTCCCTGAAATCAATGGCATTGTTTTGATTCCATTCTGATATGTTACCAATAATGTCAACTCGACCCTGAGTTCCTTCCGCTTTAATACTAATTTGTAATCCTGGCATAATTCTGTTTTTACGAATAATTAAGAGAATAGATGATAATACATTTACCGTATATTTCTTTTTCTGACAAGACTTGATATCAGTTGATACCACTTCGTGTTGTTTGATTTCGAGGCAAATGTAAAGCGTTATTTTCGTCTATAAAAATCAGTATTTCATACACTTATATATTTTATAGTACAACATAAAAATCTTATAATTCAACATAAAATTTTTATAGTAGATAAAATCATGTTTTGCAAATACCCGTAAATAGGTACAACTTTGCATAAAAAAAGAAGTAATTCCATGAAGAAACAGAAGCGCAACACTCCAAAACCACCTCGTAAACCACAATTGCCAAAATCCGAGTATGATAAGCTGAAGCATTCGGCTTACGAATATGTGGTAGTACTAGGTTATACCCAAAAACGAGCCGCAGAACTAACCGGACTTACTGAGCAAACGATATCAGCATGGGCAATTGAAGATGATTGGAAAGCACTGCGTGAAGGTCGCCAACAGTCATATCGTACCGATGTGGATAATGTAAAGCAAATCATACGACTTACTTCACAACGTAGATTGGATTTAGAGCACGAAATACACGACGCGCAAAAGGAAGGAAATGCAGATGTTGAAAAAGACTTACGCAAAGAATCATTGCAAATAGGTGATGAACTTTCTAAGCTTACCAAAACATTAGCCGGCTTAGAAAAAGATAATAAATACACCCTGGGCGAATTTATCAACGTCATGGATGATATTTTTACCTCTATGCGCCAGTTCGACGAAGAACTATTCGTCAAAACGATACCCTTTCAAACCTATTATGTACGCAAACGCACTCAAGAACTAGGATAATTATGGGAGTAACTACTTATACAAGAAAGGCAAAATGTAAAGATTGCCGGTACCATAAATCTTTTTATAAAGATTATAAGCGTGCAGGAACAAAGTGCATGTATGGAAAAGAAAATGAACAACCAACCGAATTAGATAAAACTATTAGGTTGAATGATTTTGTATGTGATAACTGGAAGTTATAAATACAGTCAACATTGTCCTAAAAGTCGCCAAACTGATAATTGATAACTGATAACTGATAACTGAATTAAATGGCCTCACAAAAAACCAACGATAAAGCCCTCGCAGATGCGTACCTCGCAAAACTCGAAATAACCAAACGAGCCAACGAGGTAAACCCATTTGAGACTAAGTCGGAAAAAGACGAACGCATTGCACGTGCAAAGCGTGACGTTGTGTTCATGGTAAAAAACTACCTTCCACACTACGCCACTGCCGATTGTGCACAATTTCATTGGCTTGCTGCCAATCAAATTGCCAACGATCTACTTATAAAGATTTTCCTTGAGTGGTTTCGTGGGGGTGCAAAATCAGTCTGGGCTGATGTTATCATTCCACTTTGGTTGTGGATGCGTGGTGAAGAAGTATTTATGTGCTTATTGTCCGATAGTAGCGAACGTGCATCCGAACTATTAGCCGACATTCAAGCCGAATTGGAAGGAAATCCGCTTTTGATTAATGATTTTGGAGCGCAAAAATGTGATGGTGACTGGGCAGTTGGTAACTTCAAAACTATCGACCAACGGTTCATTGGTATGGCCTTCGGGATGAAGCAAAAAATTCGTGGTATTCGTGTCAAACAACGCCGCCCGACACTATGGGTTATTGATGACCTCGAAACGCCTGATACCATCAGCAATCCCAAGCGTATGCGTAAGCAAGCTGATAAAATTGAGCGTGAAGTACTTCCAACTATGACAGGGAAAATAAGGCGCGTTCTGTATGCCTGTAATAAGTTTGCCCGGGTAATGACTCAGACCATTTTACAAGAACGTCACCCCGAATGGAAGGTAAACCAAGTCAAAGCATACAACAAAGTCACGCATGAACCTGCATGGCCATCAATGTACACTGCTGAATACTATATTCAACAAGAGATTGACATGGGTATTCCTGCCGCCTATGCTGAGTACTTACATGAAACGAAGTTAGATGGTAAAAACTTCAATGAGGATGATATTCAATGGCAGGAAATACCAAAACTTAACGAATTTGATATAATAATTGCACATTGGGATATTGCTTATACAGATAATGAATGGAGTGATTACAACGCAATACCTGTTTGGGGTACAAAAGACAGAAAGTTTTACAAGATAGATAACTTCGTAAAACAGGCTAAAATGAAAACTCCTTGTGACTGGATGTGTGATTTCAAACAAAGTTTACCCGAAAATACTAACATAATATTTCAATATGAATCGCAATTCTGGAATGAAGAAGTCGAACGAAACATATCTGAAGCTGAAATAAGGAACGATGTTGATTTAAATATAATGAGCGTAGACCTTCCCGGTAATAAGTTAGGACGTATGCTTAAAATGGTTCCTTATTTTCAAAACAACAGAATTATTTATAACATAGCAATAAAAAATAACAACGATACACAAGTTGGGTTAATGCAACTATGTTCAGTTGAAGAAGGTAGTACCGAGCATGATGATAGCCCTGATGCGGATTCTGCCGCAATTAAGTCATTAGAAAAATACATAACACCAACCCGCAGAGATAATGGTGAAAAACCATATAGAAGCGGTAAAATGACACATAACTACGCACAACCATAATATGAAGTACATCGAAGAAATTGACCTCTCATCGGTCATACAAGAACGCTTTTTAGATGACAGTACCGCCAATATTGCTGGTGACAATTCAATACTTGATAACATTGAATCAAAAGCAATTGAATACGTCATATCGTACATATCGGGTAAATATAACACAACACTTATATTCAACGAGACTGAACCGGTACGTAATGGTGTATTACGCCAAATCATTGCACAAATCATTGTTTACCGTGCCGTAAAACGGAACGCAGCACGCAAAGTACCCGAAGACTATGTAACACTAATGAGTGACTCTACAAAACAATTAGAGCGTATTCAGTCGGGTGCAATGTCATTACCAGGGCTTCCATTAATAGCAGCTCAGGAAGGAACTAAAGACCTGAAATATGGTAACAACAGAAACAGTAATTATTTTATATAATAACATAGCATCTATCATCCCCATTCAGGGGGTATGGGGGTCTATTTAAATAGCATTTAAACAGCATGCCAAACTTCAAAGAAAGGATAACAACAGCAGTCGAAACGGCCATACTTAGCCGCGTTAATAATAGTTCTGTATTCAATGAATACTATAAACGAACCGACTCATCAAAGAGGGTAGATTATACCAAACTGGCAACTAGTTACAACGAAAAAACCATTAAAGACTGGACACTGGCAGTAATGATGGCTACCGACCCGTTGAATCCTCGCCGGGGTAATCTTATGCGTTTTTTTGAGTCGATAAAACTCGACTTGCATCTTTGCTCATGCGTCGATAATCGAATACTACCCATACAGTGTGCCCCCTTCAAACTAACCGATAAAAGCGGTACTGAGGACATTGAAGCACACAAGCTACTTGAAAAACCGTGGTACATTGACCTTGTGCGCCTCATTTGTCTAAACATTTACGAAGGCACTAAGCTTATCGAAATGATAGATGTAAACGACAAAGGCGAATTAGCACAGGTTACCGAAATACCACAATCAAACTTCCTTCCGGACAAAGGTATTATCATCAAAGAGGAATACGATACTCAAGGATTTATATACAAAGATGGAGCATACAAAGATTACTACATCCAAATAGGAAACGACTACAACCTTGGTTTATTCAATCAGGTTGCAATGATCGTATTGGCCAAAAAACTAGGTTTAGGTTCATGGATGGCATATATCGACAAATTCGGTATACCACCTGTATTTGCCATTACCGACCGTATGGACCAGAAACGCATCGATGAACTTTTTGATATGCTTGTAAATTTCCGTTCAAATCACTTTGCCGTATTACAAGGTAAAGAGAAAATTGAAGTTCCTAACAACTATGGAACGGACGGTTACCAATCATTCAAAGCATTAAATGAGCATTGCGACGATGCTATGTCTAAGTTCTTTCAGGGCGGTACTGGCACATCAGACGCTAAGAGCTTTGTCGGCTCAGCAGAGGTGCACGAACGCTTATTGAAGTACCGTCATCAGGTTGATAAGTTGCTACTTAAGTTCTACATGAATGAGGAAATAATTCCACGCCTCATCAAGTTGAGTTCTGTTTATGCTCCATTGGCAAACCTTTACTATGAGTTCGACGAAGCCGAAACAATGACATTGGCCGAAAAGATTAAAGCAGTGGTAGAACTTTCTAAGTACTATAAATTCGACGTTGAAGAACTCGCTAAGATTACAGGACTACCTGTCACCGAAGTACGCGAAGCAATAGCCGCCGACTCAACCCCAACACCCGACCCTCAAAAAAAAAAGCCTAATGCGTCCGTAGCGGGCGCATCTTTCTCTAATCTCCCCTTTCAAGGGGAGTACCCGCAGGGGGAGGGGTTTAAAGTTGGAGCCGGTTACAGGTTCGGAGTTCGATCTGCCACATGGGATGCAGCCATCGAACGCCTTGCAAGCCAAATCTACAACGGCGAAGTAAAGCCGTCAGACCTCGACAAAGACTTAGTGCTAAAGAACTATGCATCACTAAGCAAGGCCGCTGAATCTGCATGGGGTAAAGGATACTACGATGAGGAACTAACACGCCAGTTCCGTGAGAACCTGTTGAAGTTTTCGGGTGCAAAGTCTAACAATCTGATGCAGCATTTAAATGACCTTAAACGGTCAGTATCAGACAAAGAAACATTTATTACAGAGGCTAAAAAATTGGTGAACCTCCACAATGAAACCTACATGAACGTTGAATCAAAGTTTGTTGCAAACAAAACGAGCACAGCTAAAGACTTTATTCAGTTCAATGCAGACATCGACATATACCCGAACCTGAAAGTAAGAACTATGCAGGATGAGAATGTTCGCGAGTCACATGCTGCAAACGAAGGTGTAGTTATGCCGGTAAACA